CCTGTGGGCAGCAAAGCCCAGCAAACTGATCATGGTTTATACAGGATAGGTCCATAAAGATTTTGCCTGGTCGACTTCAGCATTATATGTAAGTGAATAATGTTGGTCCTCTGGTGCAGTTCCCTCGCTAATGGAGAGGGGTGTCATGGTTTCCATGGCTAACGTAACCGTAATGGTGAACGTGCCGAATGGTGGTCAGTGCTCTGATATAAAGGTTTATTGGAGGCGTTAATTCGCAGCAGCTGGGAGCGCCTTAGTAGGTTGAACGACTGCCTGTACCAGTGTGAGGTTCACAACCTTAGTCTGAACAGTCTGCTTGCGTAAGTGCCAATACGTAAACAAACAACATTTGTGCTTAACTTTGACCACGACGTGGCCCTCTGGCGAGAACAGAGTCTATATAGAAAGCACGAATACAACTACCAATAAGACACAACTTTGCACTTAGTGTAATTTCATGATGGTAGACCAATTAACAGATCAATCTGGGCAGGCCAATCCTGACCCCATCCTAACAGAAACTTTAGACACTAGTTCGGATGCTGGGTCAGTGGCAGACCAGAATGAGCTCATCATGAATAATAATCTTGTGGTGGACACAATACTTTCAACAAAGCCCGTTGGGGCAGCCCAAGGGCAAGGGTTGAATATCAACGTGCATACGTCAGTAGAAAGTATCGAACAACTCTTTAAAACTATGTACAAGCAGGGTAGGGATAGCAAGAGTAGCGGTAAGCTTGTTTTTCCTATGTCCGAAGCCGTTTCGTTTCCTGCCTTCGATAGTTTTGCTATGTCACCACTCCCTGAGCTGGCTCCTTCTGAATTTAAAATGGTGGAAAGTATAGTAGAAGAAGGTTCGTCCGTAACCCACAACCTGCACTATCCTATTGAAATGTTGCTCACGGATGGTGAGGGCTTCTCTCACAAGGAAGGAGCTCACACTAAGATAGCTGACGGAATGGGGTTCCCCGCACTCTACAATGCGGAACATCCGTCATTTAAATCGCTGGAAGTAAGGGGTAAACCTTCTCTTATGCAATACCCGTCAAACATATCACCATCAATCTTGAACAAGATAACATCCACCTTTGACCCAACCACAGCTAGAGCATGGCAAAATTCTTTTCAACTCAAAAATGAAGCCGATGCTATGTGGATTTTGCGAAATAGGGCTAGGTCAGCGGTGGTGGGTGACAATCATATTGCTCTATTAGTCTCAGCTCTATCGTATTACTTCGATTCGATGTACGCTTTAGCCGAAGGTGTTGTTCCTGCTAAGCTTGGTCAAAGGACCGTAGGCTATGCTTATAACGTATATAGGGAAACCAATTGGGTGTCATCAATAGGCGATGGAGGTAGGGAGATAGTAAATTGTATGGGTATGCCTAGTGAATATGTCCACTTTTGGGCCATGTGTTGCTTGCCATCTTTAGAATTTTATTCAGCTAAAACAACCACTAGCGGTAGTGTTGGTGTTTCACCTTTCTCACTCTTCAAAGGCAAGTTGAGAACAAAACTTGCAGTCATATCGGAACATTCCATACACTTTGGCAATGCCACCCCAAACTGGTTTGGTAAGCCCAATGTAATCCTAAGTTTTATCGAAATGTATGTTATGAAGTTTGGACTGGGTTACCAGCTAAACGATGCATTCCTTATAGTACAAAACTTTCCTATCTTTGCGGAGCTTGGATGCCCGATACTTGTCCCAGAACCTCTGCACTCATGTGATTGGTTTGAAGGGCAAATTGACCAACCTGAAGTCAAACTACCTACCAGCGAATTGGCTAATTCTAGGCCTTTAGTAGCTGTAGCTTCGCTAACCTACCAAGTACCTATAGTCAAAGCAACACTAGCTGATTTGTCAACATTACTCTTTGCTGATAGATTTGGTTACGTCGTCACCGAAGTCGACTTCGAACGTATGAAAGCATTTTGGGCAAGGCAAACATCACTGTTGGGAGCATTTACGCGTGTCATCCTCAACGTGTTCACCGGTAACCCAGCAAAGCTCCTAGATCTCATCGGCTGGCAGAATAATTTTATACCCTTCGACCGTCTTCTGCCCATTTCTGTTGCTAACATCAACAAGTATCCTCTACACTTGGTCATGCTGCAGAAACACACAGGTGCAACGTCTATTAAGAATTTTATCCCTTTCAATGGGAAGATTTTCAAGCCTAAAATAGAGTTCACTGGTATGGTAGCCAAAATAAGCTTGACGGACTATATGGTGATGCGTAGACTGGGAATTTGTTTGCCAGTATCTCAAGAACCTCTGCTGATGAATCAGCTAGTAGAGGGTGTCATACCTTTACTAAGCTCAGTCGACAAGCCAACCATCAGATTGAGTGTGGGTCAAAGAGACATGTTTAAAAATGTATCAGTCAACGGTTTAATGTGTGAGCTGACAGCTCCAGCCTTAGACACCGCAGGTGGTCTTTCAGTTGAACAAGACCCCATGGATTCAAGAGCTATTTATAACTCATGGCAACACGGTACGGTGGAAACACCCACTACCACTGCTTTGAGAGGTGGCCTAAGCAAATCAGCCAAGCAAATGAACCCTAAATCCGACATGACATATTCCACAGTTGATGAGGCTGCTCAGAAGTTAGCTTCTCAAAGGTTAGAGTTAGTTCTGGACAAATATGCAAAAATCTTACTACTTAAAGACTTAGAGCTTGATGCTTATCTGAAGTCGCGTTACCAACAAGCTTTCGATGTAGTTGGTCTCGAGCATAACAACACGACAAGTTCAATTGGGTCCCAGGCAGCTCTAGTGCCGGGAGGTAACTTTAACCCTCAAGTTGACGGTAATTGTGGGTGGGCATGCTTAAAATTGCTCTACATCACGTGCAATAACATTGACATAACTATGGCGGGCATGCAAAGAGAGTTGGTGGCACACCTTCACAAATCGTACATGAACGATGGGCTGACTGCCGTGCAGATGGTATTAGCGCTGAATTACTATAGGCTGCCGGCTGTGGTACATTCAAAGCTAACCATTCCTGCGGTATACCTACCGTCACAAGCTTTTGACTCGTGTGATCCCGCAATCACCGGCACCTACCATGCTATCTTACATGGCAATCACTGGGAGCTGTATGGGCAGGAGCTCGAGCCCCAACCCAGCACAGACGCTGACACCTCCAAAGCGTCGGGGCCTGTGGGAAAGCCTCATCTCGCAACACTGCCTCTCAGAGTATTAGCCCTTGAAAAATCATTAGAAGCATATGAGGCAGGAGTTATCACCGTAACTGAACTGACAGAAGCGCATAGTTTGGCGTTTCCAAATGTAGGAATACCAAGGTTCATTCTATCTGATATTGCCAAGTCGCGGAACATAGGCTCAAAGGATGGGGACAGTACTCCTAGTATAGTGCCACAGCCAATTAGTTGGGACCAGTTATCCCAAAAAGCATCTAGAAATAGTAACTACCGCACTATTTTACCATCAAACTTGAAGCTCTATTCTAAGACGCTCCACCAACTTCTTGCGTGCTCGGCAGACACGTGGCCCAACCGCAATGTGGGTACCGAGAGGAAAAACAACGTTAAGGTGCTTGACGTGCTAGGGTTCCTCAAGATAGAAGTAATTGGCCCACAAGCTGTATTAGCCTTGCAGTTTGCGGCTACGCATAAAGGCCAAGCCAGCGAGTTCGTCTCAAGTGTAGTACTGTGGTTGTCTATAATAAACCTATCAGAAGGGGTATGGTCCGAGCTAATAGACTCTGGCTTCCTCGTCTGGACGGAGGACAACTGGGTAGAAAATGCTAAACAATACCATGATAAGTGGCGTAAATATGGGCTATCAACATCTCACACCGATGGTGAATGGTCACAGTTACTGTACATGCAATCTTTATATGGAAGAGGGGGGGTGGCTGTAGATTGGCAGGAAGAATTTGGTAATAAAGCACGTGAACCCAAGCCAATCCTTGCTTTTAATGGGTCCAACTGGTCACAGAAAACAGCTTCAACCATTATAAAGGACAGCATTGCTGAGGTCGTATCAACAGCTTTCCCCAGGGCCAAGCCCAACACATTCGATTCCTTTATGGACGATGCATATGAATGGTTAGTGTCAGGTTCATCAGCGGGCATACCAAGCGTGCTCAAAAACTCAGACATGAGAGAGGAGCTGCTCAAAGAGCATGGGCTGTACCCAAGACCTACCAAAAGGTCTGTGATGGAAGCTATCACCAGAGACAAGGTGAAGTCAATACTAGCGACTAAACCAGCTATAGTAGCAAAAGCCCATATGAAACTCAACGAGACGGGAGGTAAAGCTAGAGCTATTTATGGTGTTACTATCTGGCACTACATCTTCTCCAACTGGTTAATAGCCCCAGTGGAAAAGAACCTGTCGCATCCAATGATAGACATCAACCTTCCAAACAGAAAATTTGTCGATCAAATGCTCAGTAGGGCTAGTCAAAGTAGAGCATCCACTGTATTCAGCTCGTATGATTACCCCGATTTCAACAGTATGCACACTCACCAACACATGGCTCTGATCTATAGCAGCGTGAAGCACTACGCTATGTCGGCTCTCAGACACACGCAAGTAGCACAAGAAGATATAGAACTGATAGATAGCGGTTACGACTGGCTCATCGAGTCCGTATTCACTCAAGTGGTGTTGCACCCGGAAACAGGACAATTGGTGCAAACTGTAGGCGGCTTATATAGCGGCAACCGTGATACCACACTTATTAACACACTGCTTAATATTGCATATGCCAAAGTTGTCGACATAAGCGCTATCAACCTGGGTGTATCCACGGGACTCCGTTCCAGACTGTGCCATGGTGATGACATTATTTCAACCCACTCAACGTACAGTGGGGCCCTAGCGTGGAATGAAGTAGCTGGCAGAGCTAACCTAGGTGGCCAGGAAAAGAAGCTTCTAACTGACAAGTCCTACCACGAGTACCTAAGAATAATGGGTACCAAGTCGGGGGTACTCGCGGGTTGTATAGCTAGAGCATGCGCTACTTTTGCCAACGGTAACTGGGAAACGGACCGAATGATCGGCTACGATAGCAAGTTACAAGAGATATATGCCACGGTAGGAGTGCTCATGAGACGCGGGGCAACGCCAGCAGCAGGCAGAGCTCTGTGGCAAGCGGCGTTCAGAAGAGCTACCGCTAATTATGGATGGGACGCGATAGCTATAGGTAAAGCCTGGAATGTTAGTGAGGGCACTCACCAGCCTTCGAAAGGACCTCCAACGGAAGTAGGTGGACAGAAGTTGGAGGCGAAGGAAGCTCGAAACTCCTATGAACCCAACTTCGGCACTTTGCAGGCTGAAGTCACCGCGCCATACATGAAAAACATGTTAAAAAAGTTGCCACAATGGGTAGAAGTGCAAGGTAAGGATAGAGCTAGACTCAAACAAACCCTGCAAAAGGCCACGTACGGTACAGAACTACCCGTCAAGTTCCAACAATTGGACGACTGGCATGCCAC